TTTGGCGAATATAGTCGTAATGAAAATGTTTTGTAAAGATCGTAATTACCTCCAACCATATCACAAACACGTCTAACAACTCTCTGAGTGTGAAATTTTGATTGTTCCGTATCAAATTCAATAATATATTTTTCGTTCGTTTGATGCCCTTTAATTGAAGGATTTAAAATATTTGATTGTCCACCAATATATCCGGCAACTATCATAGACTTGAAAAATGTCTTTCTGCTTTTTGAAGCCCCAACGATACACGAAAAATCTCCATAAGAACCAAATGGAATCGCAAACGATGTTCCTTTGTATAAAGATGAACCTACGCTTATTGCAACGGGTTGAGGTTTTATTTCTTCTGAAGGGTCAATATATGAATCATTCATCATTTGTGAATAATCCTTTTTTTCTTCAGGCTTTATTAAATCGTCTAATCCTGATAAATCTGCCATATCAAATATAATTATTTACATCTTTCAAAAATTCGTTTACCGTATTTGTAAATGATTTGGTTACTTTTTCTTTTGTCCAGTTAGATTTAATCTTTTGGATTATTTCTTTTTCTCCATTTCTCTCTATTTTTAAAAATTATACTTTTCTCGGTGTAGGCCTTGGTAATTTAATATACTGAATCGGCATAAATACTTCATCAGGTTCGTATGTTTCGGTGTCAACTGGCAATATTGTCAATATTTCACTTTCGAAGTTTATAGCTAACAATATGCAGATAATCGGATTTTCCATACTTGAAGTTTGAAACTCTATTTTCATATAAGGTTTCCAATTAGTTTTTATCATTTGCTCACGTGTCATAATACTTCATTTTTAAAAATTATACTTTTTGGGTTGGGTTAGTATTCAGTTGGTAATTTAAGTTTTGTTCTGTATTGTATTTCTTTTTCAGGCAAATTATAAATACTATTTTTTATAATGTAACCATCGGCCGTAAAATCAATATTATTTTCGACATGTTCAATGCATTTATAAACATCATAAACAGATTCGCAAATAAAGAACAATACTTTTTTATTGTGCATTTCAGGCAGTGTTTTTTGCTGTCCGTCAGTTAGTCGGCCGTATTTCATTTTAAGCTCCACACCAAAGAAAAACGATGTATTTTTATAAAACAATGTATTGTCTGGCAATCCGGCCTTTGATGTAAAATGAATCCATCGGCCATCTTTAAACATTTTTCCAGAATTTTGGCGCCAATAAAAATATCCTGTTTTATCTAAAAAATTATTTACATCTTCTTGTAATTCTGATTCTTTAGCGTAAACTTTACCGTCATAAATATCTAAAAGTGATCCAATACGTTTAAGAAATATCTGTTTTTCTTCAGTTACAAAATTATCAATATTCTGCCTTAATTCGTTTGATGTATCTAATTTCATTTCCCGATCAATAACACGGCTTATTTTTTTACCGAAAACCAATTCTTTACGATCATCTGGCATTCCATGTTCTTCAACACATCCGCAACAATCGAGTAAAATACAATCCGATTTCCCATTTGAAATTGATTCTTCAATATTCTGGCCAAGTAACCTAATTCCACGCCCACAACATTGAATATATTTTTTCCATGCTTTAGTCGGACATGCAAGAATTACGCATTTAACAGTAGGATCGTCGAATCCGGCCGTTAATATTTCAATTGATATAAGTCCTTTACTTATTCCTTTTCCGTATCTATCAAATATTATTTTTCGTTGCTTTGTCGTAGTATTGGCCGTGATAACATCGGTTTCTATTCCCTCAAGTAAAAACTCTTTTTGTAAATCGTAACAATGTTCCTTACTTGCTCCAAAACATATAAACTTTCTATTTTCTCCTTTGGCCAAGTATTCTAAAACAATTGAATGATTTATATCTTGTTTTACTATTTCTTCGTTTATGCTTTTTTCTTGGTAATCTCCTGTTGTTTTAGATAATTTAATATTGGACGTATTAATTTTTACATTAGAAAATACTTTAAACGGGACAAGCCAACCTAATTTTATTAAGTCTGCAGTTTGATAATCGTCAATAATTGCATCAAAACCATCTAACAAATAATTTTTTTCATCCGTTGGTGTGGCTGATAATCCTACAAATATAGCTTTAGGCCATTTAACGAATAATGATTGAATATAATTAGAATCATAAGCATAATGCACTTCGTCTATAATAACCACTTTTGGCGCTTGTATTTCAGTATTAACCAAAGTTTGAAGTGTAGCGACTAATAATTTATAATCTTCAATATATCCATCAGAATCGCCTTGTAAAAAACTTGGGTTTAATGATTTAAATTTATCTCTTGACTGTTCGGCCAATCCAATTCTATGAGATGTAAATAAAATACGGTTATCTTTTGATATTGCATCTTTGCAAATTTGGTAACTCAAAATAGTTTTTCCGAATCCAGTAGGTGCCGATACTAATATTTTTTTTCGTCCTTCTTTTGCATGATGTCTTATTTTATCATAGACAATGTTTTGTGGTTCTCTTAGTTCGTACATTATTAGTTAAGATTAATTGTGAATAGTTTTTTTCGTTTAATATATTCTGTTTCTATTGCCTGAAACATTTCTAAACATATTTTACCATCTATAAATAAATTACAGTGATAATCGTACATTTTAAGTAATAAATTATGTTCCATTGCCTTTAAACTTTTTAAACCAATTTTAAACCTAGTTTAAAGCTGTTAAGCCTTATGTTTATTGTGTTTTAAACCAATTTTAAACTAATTTGGTTTAAAACTTATTTTTTTATTTTTATTCAGTATTTTTATTATAAATTATACTTTAAACTAAAAAGTGGTTTAAAGTGGTTTAAAGCTTAGTGTTTATTAGGGTTCACAAGTTTAAACTTAGTTTAAAATGGTTTAAAATTCTACTTCATTTCTTTAACATATTTATAAATCATTTGTAAAGAAACCCCTAAAATCTCGGCCACTTCTTTTTTGTCTAACTCGGGGTTTATTTTATAAAGTTCTTGAAACTTCTCTTTATTAGATTTAAGTTTGTTAGTGGTAATAATGGTTTTAATCTCATGCGTTTCAATGGAATTAACTTTAATCTTCTTGGCCATTGCAATAAAATACTTTGATACTTTTTCGGCCTTTAAAATTGATTCTTTCGATATTTTCATTGCGTCTGCTGTATGTGTATCATCAAAAAAACTATCTAATGTATTTAAAAGCAAAGCAAAACGAGGCAAGTAAGATTTTTGTTTTGGCAGCATTGATTTCATGTACTCATTTTCTTCATCAGAATTTTGAATATCGGTATACTCATTAAAAACCCTGATCCATTCATCTTTACTCTCTTTTGGTATAACGGCAGTTTTAGGCTGAATATCTCCATCTGAATCGAATTGTACTACTTTATGTTTAATCGTTTCGTAGAACGCAATTATACTGTCCTGATACCATTGTATTGTATCGTAATCCATTTCTTTATCATTCCATTTTTCAATTTCTAAATCAGGGTAAGACAAAAGCATTCTATCCATAAAACCGTTGTCCTTATTATCATCTGTATAGAACGAATTTAAAATGCTTGGCTGTATTCCTCCTAAAACAGATACCAAAGGTTTATCTACAAAGGCCGACTTTGCCGTTTTACGGTTTAAAGAAATGGCTTTACCGCTCCATGTCGATAACCAAAATTCTAAATCAGATCCTTCACGATACTTATTCATATCTTTAAACCATCCAGCTAATTCGTCCTTAAATACTCCAACGCTGTTAGGGTTTTCTTGATGTAGTTCAACCAAGGCCTCAATAGTAATATCATTGGCTATAAACTGGCTTTTAGTTGGCCTTTGTATTTCTTCATGGTCTTTCTTTTCCTTGGCCGATAATTTATCGTAGTACTCAAACTTTTCTGATTGTTTGATGTAATTTTTTATTTCTTTATTATTGGCCATTAATAAAGGCTTTATGATATTATGAATACTTGGTGTTTTACCGAGTCCGGCTTTACCAACAACGGCCAACCATATTGTCGCAGTTTCAGTCCATCCTTTTTTTACCTCTATTTGGATTGAATTACCAACGATAACAGAAATTAACCACAACATACTACAACCCATATAATCAATAGAGCTATCAAGCGTTTCTTTACATTCTAAAATATATGATTGTATCGGTGCAGGAAATATTTCAATTGGAAAAACAAGATCGTCCTTATTTATTTTTGGCACTTCTCTTTTTTCAGGCTCTACTTTTTCAATTTTTTTATGAACTAATCTTGTGCCGTAACCTTTGTTGTATAATTCTCTGGCCGATGCCGTATAATCGTCATGGTGAAATATTCTGGTGTATGCAGTAAAAGGACTGTAAAGTTTTTCATGTTCAAAAGATGTTCCGGTAGTAAATAGATACATACAACCGTTAGATTTAAAAACACTTCCTGACATTGGATTATCTGAACCAATACGCTGTAAAATATACCTATCATTTAAAGTCCTTACGATCTTTAGTTCACTTGATATTATTTCGAAAATAGATACTTTTTGGTTATAATCATCCCATGGTGTGATTATCGATTCATCATAAGTTTTTTCTTTTATTTTAGGTGTCTCAATTTCTTCATGGTTAATGTAGTTGTAAGTTTTTGCAATTCCCCAGGCAATATCACGATCACGACTTGAAATTGTTTGTATTTCAGAATACGATAATTTTGATATTTGGTTTTCATATAAAACAACCATTCCACCAATACCGCGAGATTCTATCACAGCTTCTTTATGACCTTCCAGAACGGCTATTTTTGTGTTTCCAACAATAGTATCACAACGATATAAAATATGATAACCTTGGTTCTTAGTTTTATAAATTACAAACTTCTTATCGAAGTCATCAATATTATCTTTTAAGAAAGACAATAATTCATTCCAAAAATCGTTTTGTTCTTGTAGAGTAGAAAAAACTTTTAAATCTACATCTATAACTTCAACTCCTGAGAATCCTGTAACTAAACCATATAAAGGACTATTTAGTTTATCAATATCTTCTTTTGTTCTTGCTTCCGTTTGGTATGCTTTCCATTGTCCTAGCGGCCTTTTATCGGCCGATACCGGAATAATAGATAGGTTAGAATCTGCAAGCCTCTTTAAAAATGATTTATCCATATTAACAATGTTAACTTGTTATAGCAAAAAAATACTATTCTTTTATTAAAATACCTCCGTTTACAGTTACCGTTTTTAACTCTCCGGCCTTTACCATTTGATTTACTCTAGCCCTGCTAATATGCTTTAATCTTGCATATTCGCTTTGAGTATAAAGGTCTTTCCTGATCTCTTTTGTCATAGTTTACAATGTTAATTTTTTCCCTCTTAAAAAAGCCTAATTTTAACTAGGCTTGTTTGTTTTGTAAAGATAGTGATAAATGTTGGATTGGCAATTATTTTAAGTCATAAATTGAAAAAACAATTCCAATGCAATATAAATCATCATCTTCCATTACGTTAAATTTAGCATGAGGTATTGATGTATTGTAACTCCACGAAGTGTTTAACTCTGTATCGCACCAAACAGCCTCAATCACATTTTTATCATTTTTGTTTTCTGTTTCTTTTATGGTTAGTTTTTTAGAGTTAATTTTAAATAAAGCTCCGCGCCAACAATATTCCTCTTCTGAAATGCATCCTTCAAATTCAATTAAATCATCTGAAGCACCGAAAACAACTACTAACCCATTTTCTTTCGCTTCTTTAATCTGTTCTTTAGTCATTTCATCACAGTAATCACAACCGTTTAATTTTGATGCAAATTCTTCTTTTGTAATAAATGTATTTGTTTCCATATTTTTAAGTATTATTTTATTTTAATTCTAACAAATTTCCTTGCGAATAATAAGAATTGCCTATTTTATCAAATCTTTCGTATTGTGATAAGTACCATTCAGTTGTATCGTCATCGTCTGAAACTCCTAGTATTAAATCGTTATTTATACCTATATAATAATTATAATTGTATACAGATATTTCATCAATACGCTTAAAATTATTCATGTTCATTCCCTCAATATACTTTCTCATTCCATCTATTTTTTAAGGTTAATTAACTTTTGGTTGGTTGTTATTAAATGACCAATTAGTATACCCAAATATAAAATACCCAATATAAAATGAAGTATCAAAACAAGATGCATTGTTTAATTTAGTTGCTCCGTTATTAGTTATTTTATACATTGGTTTAACTTTGTTTATTTTCCAAATTTTACGCATCCAAGAAAAAGAAATGCTTTTAGAGTGATATTTAGTTCCGTCGTTTCTTTTAATACGGTTAAACCAAATAGTAACTGAGTATTGACTTTTGTCTATTTCAAATACTTTTAAGTTTCTTGCTGATGGTATAAAGGTTTTTTCTGCTTGTTTTACATTTGCGTTTATCATAACATTTAATTTTTAAAATTCGATTTATTGGTTGTTGTTAGTTAAATTTATCTGCGTTCATTTTAGATTCTATTATTAAATATTCTCCTGCTTCATCAAAATAAAAATGAGGTGATCTTATATATTTGTAATTACGCATTCGGTCAACTTCTGATTCTGAAAACTTCCATTGAAAGCCGTGTTTCTTTATACCTAATTTTTCTGCTCTGAATTTAACAGTTGGCTTGCTGATATTCAAAATCTTTTGTAATTGCTGTCCTGAGTAAGTCATAATCCTAAAGTTTTTTAAACCGATCCTGTGTGTTGGATCGGTTATTTGGTTATTGCATCAGAAGGGCAAATCGTCCGGTTCGTCCTCGTTCGTAGTAGGCGTAAATGTTTTAGGTTGGGGCGCAGTTGGAGCAGGAGCCTGAACCGATAATCTTTCTATTTTCCAACCTTGAATCTGATTAAAATAACGCGTTTCTCCTTGTGGATTAACCCATTCACGACCACGTAAATTAATCGAAACCTTAACAGTTTCTCCAATCTGATAAGGATCAACTAAATCGCATTTATCCTGAGCGAACTCAATTAAAATATGCTGCGGATATTGTTCATCTGTTGTGACTACTAACTCCGACTTTTTAAAACTTGCAGAGACTTGTATATCCCCTGACTTGTACTTTACTTTTCCTACTACTTCCATAATTTTTATAATTTTAACATTGGTATTAATTCATTCTCAATATACTTTCTGCAGGCGATAACCATTTTTTCAGCTTTACGAATGTACGATTCGTCATATTCAAACTCAAATACTTTCTTTCTTAAAGATTCCGGTAAATTATCGTAACTCAATTCGCTTTCTGCTAAATCCCATTCTTCAATATCAGGTTCATCTTTTCCGAGTTCGCGCGCAATATGCCAAGATAAATCGTTTATTTGTTTTTCGCTTCCGTTTTCAAGGCAATAACACAAACTGCCTTTTCGTAATCCTATTAATTCCTGGTAAATCTGAATTTGACCATAATAGTTTTTATCAGGTTCTGTTTCGAAAAAAGGAAACGTAAAAGCGTCAAAAGGTACTTTTGCATCAATAACTATTTCGGTTGATTTAGTGTCATATGTTCCAGTAAAATATTCGTTTTCTGAACCATCTTCGTTTTTTACTAATTCAATACCGTAATGTTTTCCGATTCTTTTAATTGCATCTTCTTCCATTGCTTTACCTCGTGACAAGTATTTAGACCTAATATCTTTTTTCTTCCCTGTAATCTCAGATATAAGCCATTCTTTGCAATATGATTTAGCAGATTCGCTTAAAATATGAACCGCCATTTTTAGATATTTTAGCAGACTATTCAGTTTATTATTTATTTACCGAAACAATATGGTTTTGGGGTTTATTTAAAACTAATAAAAAATCTGAATA